ACTAGGCCAGAGATTGCCCCGTTTGATCAATCCACGTTTGAAGTTAAAAGCAAAGAGCTTGGGCAAACATATCAACGCGAAGTCGGTGAGCGTAAATCTGCACGTTTGGGTGCAGTCGCTAGACGTATGGCCAGACCAATGTTGCGGGAGGGTTAATCATGCCAGGAGATTACGGCAAAGAAGACAAGATGAAGATGAAGGTATCCAAGGTCATGCGCGAGTACAAGGCTGGCAAGCTGAAGTCATCCAGCGGTGACAAGGTGAAGTCGCGTGACCAAGCAGTTGCTATTGCACTGTCCGAGGCCGGTATGGCCAAGAAAGGCAAATGATGAAGGAAGTCTGGGATAAGCCAAGGCCGAAAGACTTAGGCAAGCCGAAGGAACTCTCGGAAGCGCAGAAGCGCATGGCAATGCGTCGAGCGCAGAAGGCAGGCCGACCCTATCCTAATTTGATCGACAACATGGCAGCAGCGAAAGGCAAGCAATGAAAATCGAAATCTGCATCGAAGACGAAAAAGAAGACGAGGGTATGGTCGAGCTGTCGAAGCTCCCGCCTGCGTTGCGCAAGAAGATTGAGAAATACATGGCAGCCAAGAAGCCAGAGAAGCCAATGCGCGGCCTGAAGGAAATGATGGACGAGGCTGAACTCGAGGAAGAAGAAGACTGATGTTGCGCGATCCAGAAGGCGGGCTGACAGAAGCTGGCCGCAGACACTTCGAGCGATCAGGCGAGAGCAAGAACCTAAAGCCTGGCGTTAAGGAATCGTCGCCGTCTGGTGAGCGTGCGCGTCGCAAAGGATCTTTCCTGACTCGGTTCTATACCAATCCGAGCGGGCCGTTGGTTGATGACGATGGTGAGCCAACTAGGCTGGCAAAGGCTGCCAACGCATGGGGTGAGCCGGTGCCGCGCACTGCGGGTGCTGCAGCCAGGTTAGCCGCCAAGGGGCGCAACCTGCTGGAAAAATACAAGTTAAACAAGGACGATTGATCATGGCCTACAAAGAACCGCTCGGGGCAATGCGACTAAAACCTGACGAGATCATGAAGCGTCAGGAACTTGCCCAGCGCAAGAAGGACGAATTCCAGCAGCTCTATCAGGATGCCTACGAGTTTGCCCTGCCACAGCGCCAGCTCTATGGCCTGTGGGAAGGTAACAGCACTGGCAGCAAGAAGATGGCGCGAGTGTTCGATTCAACCGCGATCAACTCGACCCAGCGCTTTGCCAACCGGCTGCAATCCGTCGTATTCCCACCGCAGCGCAAGTGGGCTCGGCTAGAACCTGGCCCGTCAATCCCGATGGATCGTCGCCAGCAACTGCAGTCAGTGCTGGATGTCTACGGCGAACAGATGTTTTCCGTATTGAAACAATCCAACTTTGATATTGCGATTGGTGAATTCCTGCTGGATCTCGCGGTCGGCACTGCCTGCATGATGGTTCAACCTGGTGATGATGTGTCGCCGATCAACTTCGTGCCGGTGCCATTGTTCCTGGTCAGCTACGAAGAAGGTGCCAACGGCCAGGTCGATAACGTCTACCGCCGGATGCGCATGAAGGCTGAGTCGATTCAGCGCCAGTGGCCGGATGCCAAGATACCCGACACCCTGACGCGCCTGATTGAGCAGAAGCCAACCGATGATGTTGAGCTGCTGGAAGCCACCATATTTGATGCCAAGCGTGGCGACTACTGTTATCACGTTATCTGGAAGGAAGGCAAAGAGGAGCTGGTCTATCGCCGCCGCAAGACTTCACCCTGGGTGATCTCGCGGTACATGAAGGTCGCAGGCGAGATCTATGGTCGTGGCCCGCTGATGACGGCGCTACCCGACATTAAGACGCTGAACAAGACCAAGGAACTGCTACTCAAGAATGCTTCCCTGGCTGTTGCTGGTGTTTACACGGCAGCTGATGACGGCGTGCTGAATCCGAATACGGTCAAGCTGGTGCCGGGTGCGATCATCCCTGTGGCGCGTAACGGTGGCCCGCAAGGCCCGGCACTGCTGGCGCTGCCACGTTCGGGTGACTTCAACGTGTCGCAGCTAGTCATCAATGACCTGGTGCAGAATATCAAGCGCATTCTGTTGGATGAGTCGCTGCCACCTGAGAATATGAGCGCTCGGTCGGCCACCGAGATTGTCGAGCGCATGAAGGAACTGGCGCAGAACTTGGGCTCGGCATTTGGTCGCCTGATCAACGAAACCATGATCCCGCTGGTCGCTAAGATCCTCGAGGTGATGGACGAGCGCGGCCTGATCGATATGCCGTTGCGGGTCAACGGGCTCGAGGCCAAGGTGGTGCCGGTGGCTCCGCTGGCGATGGCTCAGAACATGGAGGAGGTCAACGCGATCATCCAGTACACTCAGCTCATGCAGGGCTTTGGTACTGATGGCGCGCTGGCTATCAAGACGGATGCCGTGGTTGACTACATTGGCGACAAGCTGGGCGTGCCTGCTGCGGTTCGCAATACGGCAGCCGAGCGTGTGGTACTGATGGAAACTATGCAACAGCAACAGCAAGAAGCTGCAATGGCGCAGGCAATGGCCATGCAAGCGCAGGCTGGTGCAATGCCTGAAGGGGCGATGTAATGGATTATGGAATGCGGCCAGACAAGACCGCCAAGGGCTCCGGCTACTTTGGCGAGATCAAGCGACCAGACGGCAACGTGATGACCGAGATCAGCATTGGTGTTGGTCTTAATGGTAAAGAGACATTGATTCCGCTGATTGTTCCGACACTCAATAAAAGTGAGCTGAACTATCTAATGCGCAACAATCCTGAATCTAAGATGTTTATGGAGAAGATGCCTAAGTCGATTATGGACAAGGCTGTTGACCATGCCGTCATGCGCATGAAGGAAAACAAATCTCCATTTGCCAGCCCTGAAGAAGTTACTCAACTGCCTACTAAATGAGCTGGGAAGACCTAGAGAAGGCTGATTACGCCGAGGACATCCGTGAGGTAAAGCAGCAGCGCGAGGATCTGGCGCGGCTGACTCTACGGGTGTTTGCCACCGAGGACGGCCAGAAGTTGCTGGATTGGCTGCGGCAGATGTATGTGGATGTGCCAGTTGCCGTGCCTGGTGCAGACCCCTCGCACGCATTCTTTGCTGAAGGGCAGAGAACTGTCGTGCGGGAAATAATTGCACGGATTCAACAGGCGAGGAATTTATGACAGACCAGACAGTCGAGCCCAGTTCATCTGGCCTACTCGACAGCGTGAGCGTCGAAGACCCAAACACACCAGCACAAACCCAGGCAGTCGAGATTGACCACAGACCACCTGATCCTACCAAGGCAGCGGCAGAAGATCCGCTCGAGCGGCCAGATTATTGGCCAGAAAACTTCTGGAACAAAGACAGCAACGAGCCCGACCTAGAAGGCATTGCCAAATCCTGGCGCGATCTGCGTGCCAAGATCAGCAAGGGTGCGCACAACGCTCCGGCTGATGGCAAGTATGACCTGAGCGCATTCGGCGGCGAGGAGTCTGCTGAGAATCCAATTGCTGGCACGCTGGCCAATTGGGCAAAAGAGAATGGCCTTTCCCAGGCGCAGTTTGACGATCTGGCAACATCCTTGCGCAGCCAGGCGCAGGAGATTATGGCCGGTGAGATGGTTGACCCAGCCGAGGAAATGAAGAAGCTCGGGCCGAACGCCAACGCCGTTATCAATGGCATGGTCGATTGGGCTCGGGGCTTGGTCGCCAAGGGCGTTTGGTCTAAAGATGACTTCGATGAATTTCGGATCATGGGCGGCACAGCCCGTGGCTTGAATGCGCTCATGAAGATCCGCGAGGCTTACGAGGGTCGCATCCCGATTGAATCCGCACCGCTCGAAGGCGCACCTAGCAAAGATGAGCTGTATGCGATGGTGGCAGATCCCAAATACAATAGCGATCCAGCCTACCGTCAGAAGGTAGAACGGATGTTTAGAACGTACGTTAAAGACTGATCCCCGCAGCCGCGACTTTTCCCCAGCCCAAGCGCTGGGGTTTTTTTATTGCATTTTTCTCAAAAGCAAATACAATTGTGGCAAGGCCCACCGGTTTACCGACCCTGACTTGTGGCGAGATGCTACCGACCGGCTGCCGTAAGCAGCAAGCAAGGCCCGCACTGAGCGGCTCACCGACGCGCAAAACCCTTTACTTAACCAAATGAGGTCATCATGGCGATTAGCTTATCTAATGCCTTTGTGACACTTTTTGACGCTGAAGTGAAGCAGGCCTATCAGGGCAAGGCAATGCTGGTAGGTGCTGTGCGTCAGCGCAAAGGTGTCGAAGGTTCTACTGTTAAATTCCCGAAAGTCGGTCGCGGCGTGGCTACTGCCCG